GAGTCATTCCAGAGTAAAGCAACGCAATTAATTCTCTGTATGCTTTTGCCCAACCTACTTTACTATCGTCTACAACAATAACAACATCAGACTTTTGCATACTTTCACTAATAATAGGTAACTTATCTACGTTTTCTCTTTCAACAGAAAACCCAACTCCTGTTCCGCACATCAATATATACATAGCTTCATCAAACGAACGTGGACTGTCTACAGGAAGATAACTACAATTGTACCCGCACACATTGTCTCTTTCGAGTGCTTCACCCGCCGTCATCATTGCTCTCATAGATGGCATCACAGATAAATCAGTTATGTAGTTTGTAATTGTTTCTTTATCTGCTTTAGATATTTTGTAATTATGATTTTGTTTTAAAGACTTCTCCATAAAAGAAACGTATCTATCTACAGTTTCATGCCAATTCTCTCTTCGGTTTTCATCATCAAGCCATCTAGCATAGCGTGACTTATGTATAAATTGTTGGTACGATGTTGGTAAGCTATTTGATATTGACATGATCGTTTTCCTCTCTCTCGTCAGTTATTTTTATTAATTTATCTAAGTACCATCGTGCTTTCTTTAAATCCTCTGTTCCGTTTTTGTATCTATATCTCCACAAGTATTTTAGTATGTTCCCCTGTAAGTAATATTCAAATCCTTCACCTGTTGCAGATTCTATAGCATCAATAGTTTCAATACCATTCTTATTGTAATGAGGTGGATGGTTCACCATATCTTCCATATCTTTATGAAAATTAAGTTCCAGTTGTCCATTTTTACCTGATAAATACTTGGGTGTGTTTTCCATCTCTTCTCTTACCTTTCTAAATTTTTCTCTTATCATATCTCTATATTTCATATCAATGTTCACTCGTAAAGTCAACTTTAATTACATTATCTTTGTACTCTATATTTTGACCTGTATCATCTGGAGCTTGATTAAATAATCTTTTTCCTGCATACTGCATAGATAATTCACCCATACCATAGTTAAATATGTCATCGCCTTTGTTACGCAACAATGCAACCACTCCCTCGTGTGTAATAGATCCCACTGTATGATCTGATTCATCCTTGTATTGCCTGCCTGTTGTATCGTACGCAATCATGTTAAACTTATCTTCATCCATATCTGTAAGAATAATATAGTAATGTCCTTTTTGAAGTTTCATTTCTTTCATCATTTTTTCAAACTTTTTTTTATCCATTTTTAAACCACTCCGTAGGTATTGTTTTTTCTGCCCACACAAAATCATATCTGTTACACCAATCAGCGTAGGTTGTTTTACTTCCTCTGTATATCCTGTTACGTGCGTTCATAAACACAAAACGAATATCCAAATCTTTGTGTTGATCTTTCACAAGAACCATCTTTACTCTGTCCGCCTTATCAAGATGTCCTTTTGCTTCAATAAATATATTTGTATCGGGTAAATAAAAATCAGGAGTGTACGTTCGTACTTTAGGAACGTAAAGAAACTTCTTTGATTCGTATTCAAATTTTACTTTATTGTTAGCTAACACTTTTGCTAACTCTAATTCAAACTTTGATCTATATTTTAATCTTTTCATCTCTTTAATTTCATCTGTAAGTTTAATGATTCCATTCGTTTGTTCACGTACCCTGCCAGTTTTAGGGATTGTTTTTCTATTGTAATAAGTTCTTTTGTTAAGGGGTACATCGGTAGGCATACTATCTTTCCGTAGTTTAATGCTTGGCTAATTGCTTGAAATTCATTTTCTATTCTTACTATATCCCGTTGTTCAGTACGAGAGGTGAGAGTGCCGTCTTCAGAAAAGTTTTCACGAAGAGTAAGGGGAATACCTCTATCATGTTGACGTAAGAAAACGACATCTCTACCACCCCCCGCTTCTCGGTGGGATTCTATATAGATGTGATACAAATTTTCATTGTACTCCATCAATTCTATTAAATAATTATGTGAATATATAACCGACATTTATGCTGACTTTTTCTTTAATCTTGAATACCACGCTTGAGGTGGATTCTTTGCCCTAGACGTTACCTTATCATGTAACACGGCATCTTTCCAACAATATTTTTTAAACCCACACATATTACAAGGCTTGGGTAACAGTTTGTTTCCTGTCCTGACATCTTCACCCTTATCTCTATAGGTTTCAAATGTATCCTTGTAGGGAACAATAAACTCCTTATCAGGACTAGTTAAAATCTTTATTCTTTTCTTTGCATCTTCTAAATATTCTTTTCTATCTTCATCTTGCCAATCGGGTGCTTCAACCACTGCAACTTCCCCACTAGATTTATTAATTGCTATCCACCCACCAAACGGCAATCCTGTTGCTTCACCATACAAATGACCCTGCATAATGTACCCAAACGGATCATCTTCTTTTATTTTACTGTACCCACCATATCCTGTGTATTTATATTTAAATGCCCAATCACTTGCGGATTTAATATCCCAAACTTTTTCTTGTCCTAATTCATCTCGTATAATTAAATCAAGTGTTCCTGTAACTTCTGTGCCACCTATATTTAATTTAACTGCTTTTTGTTTTGCAACAATATCTACCCCTGCCTGTTCTAAAATAAGAACGGCTATAGATTCAACAATGTCTCCAAACAAAAATCTAAACAAGAGATTGTATTCTGTCTCTTGCTTGATACCTTGACGTTCAAGGAGTTGCTGACAGATTGGTCTGCCCAATCCTGACATACGTATCTTGTATTCTTTTGTCTTGTTAAGTTGTATAAGAACGGACTCTGTACAGGAATCAGAAAATTCCTTTGTGGCTTCGGGGGGGATATTTACTTCCCCCCTACTTGCCCGTTCCATGTAGTCTTGGATTTTAAGCGTGAGCAACATTGAAGTCGCCTGCCAAGTCATCATCCTTTGCAGGTGAAACTAATTTAACTGCGTCTCTGTATTGGTTCATAATGTTTTCATTATGTGCTTTTACAGTTTCTGCAAACTTCTTCATTAACTCCTTATCATTATCTGTAATATCAGTCTCACTAGATAGAGATGGTACTGGTATCCAAAATGTAACCGAACCTTTTTTCTGTCTTTGTGTTCCTATTTTTATTACACACTTTTGCATAATTTTTCTTTGCTTGGTTAGAGTATTTATAAAAGAACTTATTGGTATAAATCCCGAACGTTTAAAATAAGCAATAACAGGGTGTCCTTCAACTTTGACTTTATCTCCGTTGCCTTTTACAAAGTCACCACTTGCTATCCCGTAAATAACTTGATTACAAACTGCGGAACGTGATTTAAGTCTTAGTGGATCATCTTCACCCAGTTTCTCTTCTTCAACTGCGACTAATCTACCACACTTACTTCCACCTTCTGTGTCAGGAAAATCACCTGTCATATTAGGCTTCTGTACAGACTTACAACTAAAGATGCCTTCTTCTGCGTTAAACTGACTCCACTCAAATGTTCTCAAGATAGGTCTTAAATATACTTCTTTTGTATAAATATATTCGCCATCATAAAACATTTTCCAGTCACCTCTTGTCAGAGTTTTACCATCTTCTGTTTCTGTGTCGTAATTAATATTTAGTCTTGACAATCCTTCTCTGCGATCACCACCTGAACTCCTTTGTCCAGTCGCTTGCATTAAAGCATCGTTGTCGTCTGCACTGAAAGCATCAACAATGTTGTTCATTTCAGTGTCTATCGTTTGTAAATTATTATCCATATTTTTTTCCTTTTCCTAGATAATTAAGGTTTATGTAATTTGAGACTACAAATTAACTTCAACTAAGTCAAGCCAATTCTTACCTATTTTTAATTCTATGCCAACTGGCATGTCATACTCGACCCCATACCTGCGTTTTGTCTCACTTGGTAAACATAGCATGGAGTCTTTAAGTATCTGAATACATTGATCTTTTTCGTCTGGGTGAACATCAATCACAATTGAATCGTGTACAGTATTACAAATTTTTGATTTCATATTTTTCATTGCCTTGTCCAACTTAACTAATGCAATGGGTAATAAATCAGCAGTTGCAAAACCTTGAACAGGGTAGTTACAAATAGCAGTTCTGTTTGTTGCAGATCCCCACTCTGTCCACCTAGCATCGGGGAAAGAATACTCCCTGCCCGATGGTAATTTAATTACTTTATTTGTTACGGCTTGTTTCTCAAGTTCTTTGTGCCACTCCGTAACTTGTTCATATTTTTCTTTAAATCTTTGATAGTATTGTTGCTGACTTCGTGTACCACTAACACCACCATACAAAGGTTTGAATGTATGTGCCTTTGCTTCTTGTCGGCTACACCCTATAATAGATGCAGTATAATTGTGTACATCTGTACCCTCAAGAACATCTTGATAAACTTGAGAATCTTTTGCAAGAAATCCTGCAACCCTAAATTCCAACTGAGAGTAATCACCCTCAAGTATAAACCCCCCATCAAATCTACTTTCAACAACTTTTCGTATAGCAAATGTAGAACCTCGTGGCATGTTTTGAAAGTTTGGATTGCGACTAGACAGACGACCCGTAGCCGTAACACATTGCATAAACTCTGGGTGAATAAAACTGTTGTCATCCACATTGTTTTTCATTCCCTCTACAAAGGTTGAAAGGTATGTTCGCAACGCATTGTATCGTGAATACGCTGAACAAAACTCGTGGGCATCACCTTCTAATTCAGATAGTCTATCTTCAAGAGTTGTCTTGTCTGTCTTGAATCCTGCTGATGCCGTATCCCTAACTGTTCGTGGTATTAACTTAAATCCTGCAACTTCTCCAGTAGAAGTATAAACTATGCCCTTGCCCATACAGGCTTTGCAAACACGTCTTGCTTTACCCATAGAACCATCCTTTTTTTTCATTGTAATTCTACCTGTGCCAAGACAGTGTTTACATTGATTACCTATTGTTTTGTACACCACGTCAGTCATGTTGCGAACATGCCTTACAAAGTCTGTGTGTTTCATACGAGTTCGCATCTTCGGTTTAATTGTGTTGCCCCTCATCTCGTGTCCTAGATTAAATGTAATTGACCAAAGATTTTTATCTTTTACTTTCCTTGAATACAAAAGGACACTCTTATCGTCTGGACTAGCTAGATTGACTGGAGTATCTCCCATAGCCTTTTTTGCTAACTCACTCAACTTCTTTTCCAACAAAAACATTTCTGTTTCGTACTCTTTCTCTATCTGATCTAAAGTATCTAGGTTTACTTTTAGTCCGTTTGTTTCTACCCTAGATAGTGTGTCTACCATTTCGAATGATAGTTTAAGTGTTTCTTTCATATAGTTCCTCAAATGTTAAGCCAAAAGCTTCTAATTGTTTAAGTGCAACCTGTTCAGTTGCAACCACGTCTGCTTTACCATACTCCTCAACTATTTCCAACGGAATATCATAAAAGGTCTTACCTTC